GGGATGAATTGGTTAAGTCTAATTACATGAGTGCTGAACCAGGGGTCCTTTTTTGGGATAATATTTTAAAGAATAGTCCTGCAGATTGTTATGCAGAAGATGGTTTTAAAACAGTGTCGACGAATCCATGTGGTGAACTCCCCCTCCCCGAGCACGGTGCTTGCCTCTTAATGGCTATTAACATGGCCTCTTATGTTATTGATCCTTTTACTGACAAAGCTAAATTCGATCAAGTTAAATTTAAAGAACATATAGAGATGGCTCAAAGATTGATGGACGATTTGGTTGAGCTTGAGATAGAAGCCGTTAAGAAAATTATTGTTAAAATTAAGAAAGACCCTGAATCAGCCGAGACAAAATCTAATGAATTAACCCTATGGCGTCAGATTCTTATTAAACAACAGAATGGTAGAAGGACCGGATTAGGAGTAACTGGTCTGGGTGATTTTATAGCAATGTTGAATGTTAAATATGGTTCTGATGAATCTTTAGGTCTTGTTGAAAAGGTATATAGTCTTCTTAGAAACGAAGCGTACAAATCTTCTATTATGATGGCGCAATCTCGCGGTGCGTTTCCTATCTTTGATTTTAAGAAGGAAGTAGGAAACGAATATTTAGGTAGGCTTCCTCCTGTTATTAGGGCGGATATGAATAAGCACGGACGCAGGAATATAGGATGTTTAACAACTGCTCCTGCTGGTTCTGGAAGTACTGTTGCCGGTATTATAGATTTGTTTGGGATAAGTTCTGGATTTGAGCCTGTCTTCAAATGTGAGTATAAAAGAAAAAGAAAACTTACTGATAATGATGAAGATAAACCAGACTACGTTGATGAGCAGGGAGATAAATGGAAAGAGTATATTATTACTCATTCTGGATTACAAAAATTTAAAGAGATAAATGGGAAAGGATTTGAAGACAGTCCTTATAATGGCTCTGAAGCATCTCAGCTAGATTTTTTTAAACGAGTTGAGATGCAGGCCGTGGCAACTCAATATGTAGACCATGCAATTTCGTCTACGATTAATTTACCCATAGAAGTAGACTTAGAAACCGTAAGTAAACTTTATATTGCGGCACACGAACAAGGATGTAAGGGGTTAACTATTTATAGATCGGGAACGAGAGATGGAGTCTTAACGGGAATTGATTCGTCTAGACAGTGTGAAGATTGTGACGAAGCAAGTAAAGATTTAGTAAAACTTATTGAAGAAGGATTAAGGCCATCTAAAATAATATTAGCTGCTGCTCCTAAGAGACCGCCGGTATTAGAGTGCGATATTCATAGAAGCAGGGTGGGAGGCGGAGACTGGATATTCTTTGTTGGTAAATTAAATGGCCGGCCTTATGAGGTGTTTGGAGGCGATAGTCAAAAATTTACCATCCCTCAAAAATATAGAAGCGGTTGGATTTGTAAAAACGGAAAAGATGAGGATGACGTAACACAATATAATTTAATTCTTGGTTCTATGGAAGACGAAAATGAAAAACTAGAATTTAAAGGAATCGCAAAGCATTTCAATAACTATGAGTATGGGGCGTTTACTAGATTGGCGAGTTTAACAATGAGGCATGGCGCTCCTATAAGATATATATGTGAACAGATAACTAAAAAGGGTGTTGAAGGCGACTTATTTAGTTTTCAGAGAGCAATGGCTAGGGTTCTTAAAAAATATATTTCCGAGGGCGAGAAAAGCGAAACTGAGTGTCCGATATGTCATTCAACCGATGTAATATATAAAAATGGTTGTCCTTCCTGTCAGCTTTGCGGCCACTCAAATTGTGCCTAATCAATAAAGGGTTTAGACTTGTTTCTTTAGAATTAATTCTCAAGAAACAAGTCTTTTTGTATAATGTGAAATATGAATACACGAATAATATCTAGTGGAGACAGGTACGGGTTTGCAATTATTGACGATAATCCGTCTAAGGTTGTGTATGTATCAACTTTGCATTATTTCTTAACTCCTTCTGTTAAGTCAAGTTATGAACAACCGTTTCAAGCCCGTTCTGCCTCTTATCGCTTTATAAATAACCGTTCCTATCATATTGATGCGCTGAGAAAGAAAGCTACAGAAGACATGACAAAACCTATTGCTGTAGATATTTCTGCTGAAAAGATGTTAGAAGATCACTATATGGAAATCTATAATGGAGTAAAGGGTAAGGCACGCAGTTCAAAGAAAAGTTCAGATGAAAATAGGGAAAAGGTCTATAATGAAATCAAAATAATTGTGGGCGAACTGGAAAACATTACTCAGAATATAAAGGATCTAAAAAGTAAAAGGAAGATTAAAAGAATTTTAATGCTCTATAAGCAGTTAATTAGAAAACATTTTGATGATTTTGCGAAAAAAGCATCAGAGCAAGAAGATGCAATGCCTCCCGCTTCCCAAATGTCTCCATTACCCCCAATGTCTCCAATGTCTCCAATGTCTCCAATAACCGCCTCTATAATTAATATGGAATCATCGGATCTATTTAAATTAATTGACGTCAACATTAAAGAAGAAATTTTAGGGGATTATGCAGAGAAAGCTTGTGATGCTATTAGTAAAAAGCATAAAGACTTAGATTACGTTATTGATTGCCCATCTCTTGATAATATAACCATATTTTCCTCAGGCGAACCAATTTTGAACATTAGGGTTAATTCCAAATTGAACGTTAGTGGTATTTTCCCAACCGGAGAATTGTATGGTATGTATCCGTTTCATAGCGTAGAGTTTTATCAGCGATATTGGAAACCTATTGTCGAAACTATAAAGCATTTTTATTTAACAGACGCCTCTTTGCTTTTGTGCCCAGAAAGGAACCCTCTTCCAAATATTCCAAAGGAAGAAAAGAAATATGCGCTAGAGGGATGGGATGTAGAAAATAATAGATTAAGCAAGGTAGATGTTTCTTTTAAAGGAGATAGGTTAACGTGGATGTTTGAACCTTCTGAGTCTACTGATCTTACTCTTACTGCCTCGAACTACGTATCGAAATATACAGAACAAGACTATATTAATACTCCTATTGTTAAATGTATTGATCCTAATCTTAAATCTATTTACGGTAGAACTGGAACAGTAGTACAGGTTATTCCTTATGTAGACCATATGGAAATAGATGTAGACTTTGGCCGGGGGCTAGATATTGTTCGTTTGACTGAAGAAAAATTAGAAATTGTTCCTGTTGACGTTTAATGCTACTTATGAATTATTCTTTGTTTAAAATATCTTTTGGCACCAGTAAAAAAAATCATATTAGCGATATAGATATTGATGCTAATATTAGCGATATATGTTATGCTACGGGAGACAAATTTATTTTTGCGTCGGATGATACGCATTGTCTTGGGCTTGTAGAGGGTGGTAAAGTTAAATTTCCGTGGATAGGCAGGATTAGAAAGAAAGGTAACGAAGATGGCAGCGGACAATCGGCACTTTTAAACGCCCCTATTTCAGTATGCTTAAATGTTCTTGGCAATATATGTGTTGTTATGGAGGATGGAGGTAGTAGAATTAGAGAAATAGAGATAGAAGCCTCATATGCGTCATCGAGATGGGGTGCTAGTCAAAATAGGTTTATTGATAGATATTTTTCTAAAATCAAGAAAGAGGATAGTAAAGAGGTGTCTTGTGCGGTTGGACCTAATGGGCATATTTATTGGGTTGTAGGAGCAATAAATAGGTGCTTTAAATGTAATGCTTCTACTATTACAAATTTGGTTGGGAACGGACATGCAGGGTATTCTGTTTCAAATAATTTACAGTCGTCTTTATTAAACGGTCCTTCTGGTGTTTGTTCTGTGGGAAAATCAATATATATATCCGATAAGGGTAATGGTTGTATAAGAAAAGTTTCAGGAGATTCTATTGGCGTAATATATGGTAATCCTTTACAAAAGAAAGCCATGTCTCCGTCTAAAATTGTAGGTAAAAAGAATGTTATTTATTTTATTGGCGATGGAAAGAAGGTTAAGTATTTATCAATGGCAAATGAAGGCGATGGCAACATATATGAATCTGAAGGGCTTTGTTCAATTTGCCTTGACGAAAAAAATAATTTGTTTGTTTTAGAACGAAAATAAAAATGAAAAAAGAACCTCAAAATAGTTTACTAGATGCCATTCATGAGATCGAAAAGTCTAATCCGTCTTTTAATAAAAAGGGCGTGGAAATAGTCGATATTATGACTTTTTGTGATGACCCTAACTATCTTGATTTGCCTGCTAGTAATTTTAATCTTTATATATCTCAGAGAGTTATATTGAAGACTTTTTATATAGGGGCTCGAGGCAATGAGAATCTTAAGTTGAATAAGGAAGAGTGGGAATGGTTATATAGTCATGAGAAAGATGAAGAACGAGACGGAATTATTTTTAAGAAGAACGTTAGGGAAGTTATTGAAAAATTATTGAAAAACGAAAAAGACCCCGACTTCAAGGGATTTAAGGAATTAAATCTGGTTCTTGGGAGGAGGGGAAGTAAAACGATCCTTGCATCGATTATTTCGGCTTATGAGATTTATAAGTTGCTTGTAATTGGTAACGGAGATCCTCATAAGTTTTATGGACTTCCTTATGATGATGAAATTGCAGTAATTAATGTGGCTCTTTCGCAGGAACAAGCAAGGCGTTTATTTGGCCAGGTGCAAGCGAGAATTCGTAATGCTCCGTTCTTTAGAAATAGAGTCGCAAATGAAACAACTACAGAGATACGTTTCTATACCGATAAGGATATGAAAAAGAAAAAACAAGGCGCCAACTTGTCCGTTAAAGGTTCTATTTTTATTCTTTGTGGACATAGTAATCCAGACACTCTTCGTGGTTACAGTACAATTCTAATACTTTTTGATGAGTTGGCTTTCTATGATGATACTGGCAAGGTTACGGGGCAATATTTTTATTCTACTCTCAAGCCTTCTTTATCTAAATTTAAAAAGTACGGCGATGGTCGTCTTGTCGAGATTTCTTCTCCTAGTACTATGAGCGGTATTTTTTACGACACGCATCATAGAGCTAAAGATGATGCTAGTATTTTATCTTACCAGCTTCCTACGTGGTGCTCTAATCCCGAAATTACATACGATAGTTTGTCAAATGATAGGGAAAGAAATCCGGATTCATTTGCGGTTGAATATGGTGCTCAATGGGCCAAGGGCGGAATTTATGGAAATTATTTTGAGGTTGGGCTTATAGAGAGATGTATTAGAACCGACATAGCACCTCATATGCGTCCAATGCCTAGATTTAGTTATTATTTGCACGTTGATCCAGCTAAGAATGGCGCAAGGTACGTTGCTGTTTTGGTTGCTAAGGAACGCTACATGAATATGCAAGGTCATCGACGCATTAGAGTTCATCTTGCTAATATGTGGGTTTGGGATCCTCAACCTGGCATTGGGCTTTTGTTTAATGAGATAGACAAAGATATGATTCAGATTTGTGCACGTTTTCATCCGATGGCGGTTTCTTATGATCAATACAATTCCATTCATAGTTTACAGCTTTTGAAGAGCCACGGCGTTAATGCAATACAAACATCATATAATAGGGCGTTTAAGAACAAGATTTATCAAAATTTGAAAGATTTGATGTCGTATTATCCTCACCCTGAACTATGGCTATATGACGAACCAAGGCTACTTTTAGAAATGAAGTCGCTTAAATATAGGCCTACAATGAGGGGAGTTAGTTTGGTTGTAGATAAACATGGTGAGATAAAGACCGACGATGTTATAGACTGTCTTGCGGGAGCTACGGCCATGGCGTCTGAAAGCTTACGGATGGCGTTACCAGAACCCGTTGTTGTAAGAACTGGGTTTGTTTAAAAATAATAAAGGGAAGACAGGGAATTAAATAGAAAAAATATAAAGATAATTATTGAAAATTCAAGGAGATTTAGAATGTCTAATTTTAATCTAAAAAATCATCAGAAGATCAGCGGCGATGAGCATATCGAACGTCGGTTACGAAATGAGCATGGCAATGTCCCGAATGAAATTAACGAAAAGCAGCTTGAAAGGGCTAGGGCGACTGAGCCTAATGAGTTAACCGAAAAGCAACTTGAAAAAGTTCGTACTGGCGGTGACGATGAGGTTACTGAGAGGCGTCTTGATACGGACAAGGCTAAGTTTGCAAACTCATATCGTAACCCTTCTGCGTATGAAGGCAACATTAATAAACTGGAAGAAAAACGCCTTACGAACGATCCAGTTGAAAAAGAAAAATACGAAGATGCCTCTGAAACTCCAAAAGGACTTAGATGGTGGGAAGAAGCTCCCAAAAGTCCCGATGACCTAAAACTCGCTCAAAAAAAAAGTAAAAAAATAGCTCAGTCTACAGAGTTTTTAGATCCTATAGAAATTGACGACGGTATTCCTCCTGAATGGCACGCTGTGACAGATGTTGATAATCCCTATGGAGAAGAATTCCCTATCACAGAGGAAGGTCGGCCAGATCCTAGTCTATATATTGAAAAGATAAAATATCTTTCTATCCCAGGCGTTTATATGGTTTTGAGTTACGATCCTAATTATTATCGAGGAAATACCGAAGCAATTAGAGAAGCTGCGTATGGAAAGATAGAAGAATATGATAAAGATTTAGCTAAACTTATTACGCAAGATGATTTTGGTTCTCCGGAAGAAGATGGTGACGAAGGAACAATTACTTTGAGATTTATAGACGACAAGGTTGCTCCAATAGCGGCAGCGCATCGGGCTGGCGGAACTCCGTTGGCACCAGATGTTTTTGAAGAAGTTAGTTATGAAGAAAAGGACGTGGAAGGTACTCCAATGGTAGTGGGAAGCATTTCGGTTAATGCTAATATTACTGAAGATAATAAAAATAATATAGTAGAAGAGGCGCTTACTTTTATAAATCAGTCTCACGATGGACTTAATCTTCAAAAAGAATCCCTTGATTTGTCTAGGCTTAAGCAGGGGCAAATAGGTTTTGCTATAAGTACTCCCGTAGTTACGGCATCATTAAAAGATGAATTTCTTATACGAGACGTTACGGCACAATCTAGCGGCGTAAAAAAAAACTAGATGAACAAAAGATAGAAAAGGCCGTTGCGTCTTTCTTTAATACTTTTAATCCGTGTAATCTATTTAATGCTAATAAAGAGATAGAAGATCTAATTGCCGTAGCTCAACTAGATTCTGCCGAAAAACTCCGCTTTCTTTCTCAAATAGATAAGCGATTAGAGTCTAATGGTATAACGCTAGACTTTATAGAGACAAGAAAATCTAAACTTTTTTCTGAATAAAAATTTTTATTTTTATTCTTCTTCTGTATAATAAGTGGTAGTTGGGTTTGTAATAATACGTCTATTTATGGTTAAAAGGAGAATAAAATGAAGGTTATAGTTGAAGGATTAACGGAATCTATTCTTACGCTTAATAAAATTGGTGTTCCTATACAGGGTCGGGTAACAGCTATTTTGGATATTAATACTAACGAACAACAGCAAGAACTTAATATAGTTGTTAAAGCTGGGTTGGTAAAAATATTGAAAGAGTCAGAATGCGTCAAGAATACCGAAGAAGAAAAAAACGCCTCTAATAAGGACGCTAATCCAGAAGGTCGAGGTAAGGGAAAGCGGAAGAGCGGTCGTCCTAAGGGATCTAAGGGCAAATCTAAAATTAATCAGGAGAAGGAAGGTGCTGCTAGAGCCGAAGCTGAAACTCAGAAAGAAGGCTCCACAGTTGTTATTGGTACCGGTGGCGACACAGTAAAGGGGAAAATGACTCATAATGCAGTCGGCGAACAACCTGAATCCGATCGCACTAAAAAATCTCTTGAGGCAATGGAGAAATTGCAAGAAGAGGAAGAAAACGAAAATGCTGAGGGATTTGATCCTCAAGACATGACTATTGATGAGAGTAAACTTGATCCCTCTGAGCAAATAGGCAGAGAGGCTATTATCGGCACTGGATCTGGCGAACAAAAGGTTAAAATGACTAATAGCTCTGTTCCTGAGGCAGACGCAATTAGGCAGATGGATCCCTTTATAGACCGAGAAGACAAGAAAGAAATAGAGACTGTAGAAAAAGCGCAAGAAAATGCAAAAGAAAAAGATTCTAAAGAAAAAACGGCAACGACGATTGCTAAAGTGCCTGAAAAGATTGACGAAGAAGTCTCTGCCGATATAAAAAAACTAGACGACGGAAGTGACGCAGACGATTACAGTGACGCTTTCGTAGAAATATAATTCATAGAAAGGACAGAGTGTATTTCTGTCAAAACCAAAATTGCAAAACAATTTTGGACAGAGATTATAATGCTGCTCTTAATCTACAAAACGAAGGAATTAGTATTCTTAAAGAAGGATACGAATCGGAAAATAATAATAACAATACCGTAGCAACTACGGGAATTAACGCTTGTGGACTGGTTTCAATAGAAACTAGGTTGAAGCAAGAAAAAAGAGGATTTCAACAGTCAGTAATGGCTGTTGTTTAATTTCAAGCCTCTCCCTTTAGGGAGGGGTAGTTGACAGGCGGAAGTATTTTTTTATGTAAAAGGGATTTAATGTTTAAATTTTGAAGAATATATGGAGATGAAAATACTTTCTTATAGGACGACAATGCCTTTCGATAATAAGGGTCCGTGGAGTGGATCTGCTATATCTCCCCCTACTAATAAGTCTGTTTTGCCTGTTAATAATGTTCCGACTATTCAGGACTTTTTAGGAGGAGAAAAAACCATGAAGGATATTCTTCCGGGCACTCGTGGTAATTGGTCGCCTGGCAAGGATGTAGATAAGTCATATAAGGAGAAGGGCTCAGACTATAAAAGTAAAGAAGAATATCTTGGTCGAATGTTAAGAGATAAAGAAATTCAAGAACGGCTAGTTGATAAAGATCGTTTTCCTCAAAAATGGAAAGTTAAAGTTCCCGGAGGATCTAAGTCATTTTTATCTTTTGAACTTGCTCAACAGTATGTAAGGGAAAATAGTATTCCGTTTCGATATTTAAGCAGGGTAGCCCAAAATAGAAGTCAAGACGAAGTAGATCGAATAGAGGTTATCGGAGAATCAATTAATAAATGTTTCCTAGTAGAATCTATAGATATTGAAGGCGGCGTTAAGGAAACAGGCTCTGCGTTCTGTATATTTCCCAACTATTTTGTTACCTGTGCTCATGTTCTTAAAAATTATAATAAAAATAAGCCAAAAAATACCTTGAATTTTAGGAATGTATATGTTAACCTAATAAAACAAGGAAATACATATCGAGCTGATGTTGTAAAAGTCGATTCAAAGCTTGATATAGCTCTTTTAAAATGCGATATTGATGTTGAGCCGTTTAGTCTTGATACGAATTTTGTAGTAGGAGAAGATATTATTGCAATTGGCAGTCCTCATGGATACGAAAATAATGTTTCTAATGGTACTATTGGATCAATCGACAGAAAGCTTTATACATACGAGGGTGCCCCTGATTATATGTTTGTCGATTTGTCAATTTTTCCTGGTAATTCGGGAGGACCTATTATCAAGGTAGATAATGGAATGGTTATAGGGATGGTTACATTAATTGTTACAAGCGAAGGAGGTTATGGATTAAATGCAGCATTATCGTCTATTTATATAGAAAAGTTTATTAAAGAAAGATTAAAGGAATTTTAAATTAACAAAAAGAACAAAGTAGTAAGAAAAAAAGGAGTATTAAAATGAGTCATTGGAAAACTGGTAAGTTGAAGCTGGATTGTGCCTTGGTTATCCTCCAAAGGGCGCTTATAAATATTATGCCTGGGTGGGAAAAGCATATTAAGGTTGACGCTAGCGGCAGCCTTCCTATTCATAGTAATTATCAGGGCACAAGTAAAAAGACATACAGCCTTGTTGTTCCTAAGGGCGGAGATACTGGCGTGTCAGGATCCGATCTTGGGTTTTCTCAGGAGGAAGATGGGTCTTGGGCTATTACCCATGATTATTTGCCCCATGAATTAAGAGATCCGGAAGGACAGATTAAACAGCAGGTGGGAGTTATGAGGGCAAGGGCTATTGCCTTTCGGAACCAATTTCAAATAACACTAGATCAGCAGATTGGTGAGGACCATGTCATCGAGATGCTGGTTCCTGAGGCTCAAGCCGGACAATTTCATGCTTAATAAGGTTTAAAAACAGGAGATTATTATGAAGATATATAAAATAGCCCAAGGCGTTCCGCAAGGTTTTGTAAAGTTGCGTATTATCGTCAAGAAAAATGCAGATGTAGATTACGAAGGTCGATTTATTAGGGGCGGAGCAAGCCAATGTAGCGAAGGATCTGGCGATGCTCTTGAACAAATTCTCAATATGCCGCTTGAGGGATTTGGCCACGAGTTTGCCACCGGCGATCTTAAGAAGACGGAAGAATATTATGAGCAGACGAGACCTCAGGTTCCTACACCGCTACCTGCATCTCCTCAGGAAGAGGATGTCGTAACTCGACGACCAGAAAAACGGTTAGATCAGGGTTACGGGACTTAATTACTGCCATATATTATTTGAAAAAAAGCCGGATTTTATCCGGCTTTTTTCTTTGTATAATAATCATAGGAGATCACAGGTATTTTTTAGAATAATTATGCATTCGTAGTGGAGTGCTTATGAGGATTTTGAAAATAAGTGAAGTTGTTGAACCTGAAATAGCTAATGACAGGTTTTATGGTTATTTTCTCAGAGCTTTTAACGAGAACCAAGTTGAATGGAAGCTCCAGAGTGAAAAATGGAACGTTAGGAAACTAGGAGAAGAAAACGCTATGACTGTCTCCTATGTTGGATACATTGCTATTGGCGAAACCATTACTAATAGGGTTTTTAGTTATTTGGTAAAAATATACTTTTTAATAGCCGACGATATGCGACTTTATATAGAGAGGGGCTATGATATGTATGGTAAGGAGATCGATCCTAAAAACTCGACATTTAAGCGTTCTTTAACATTTAAGCGTGCTATTGTTGAATTATGGTTCAATATTAAAATGAGTCCTACGGGAGCAGATATGGAAAAAGTAGCATCATGGACTACTGCGGGTGCTCAGTCGTCTGCGGATATTGATAATTATTTCGTTAAAAAAGATGTTAAAGATATACTAGAAAATAAATTAAATATTAGAGGTATAAAATTCCCCGACGAGATGGACGCAGAAGAAGCAGAAAAACAAAAGGGCAAAATAAAAACGTCGGTTAGGTTAACAAAAAGGAAAAGAAAGTCTCGTCTTGAAGAAGCAACGGAATTAAAAATATTTATTGACCCAAAGAAGATGGGCGGACATGAAGTTTACTATATTACAACAGAATTAGAAACTGGCAAGACATCTCTGCCGAAATTACTTAAAGATAGAAGAGATGATGGCGCCCCCTTGACTGCCGAAGACGCAATGGAAATATTAACTCAGCATGTTGAAAACGCTAAAAACTATCGGAATTATGTAGATAAAAGCTCTAAAAGCGAATATATTCCAGAGGGATCAACGCCTCAGAATTATGATTTCGATATGAATAGGAAGAAGGAAGATGCTTCTGAAACCGATATGGTAATATCTCCAACCAAACCCGCTATTGAACTATCACCTCCGTTTGAGCAAGTTGAGGATTTAAAAGATTTATTAGGCGAAACCAAAAGGCAATATAAGTATAGTCAGGATTACGGCGGATATTTTACAGGAGATGTTCCTGATTATGCAGCAGATATTCTTGGGACTCCTTCTGTTGATGCAGGACAAATTAAATCTATGTTTGGAAAGGCCGACAAAGCTATAGATCTTGTTAATCGTTTCAATTCCTCTCTCCTATCTAACGTCTCTTTTATATTTAATTTCGCCAAAAGTGGAGCGTATGGAGTTTATTTATCGGCTTTGGATCGAATGATTAAAACAAAAGCTCTTAAGAAGAAATTAGAAGCGCAAGGTTACAAGGTCGAGCAGAATGAACAGGGGATGTTAACGGCCTATCCTCTAAAGGAAGAAAAATCTCCTGACGAAATTCAGGCAGACATAGATAGGCTGTATGCGGATTTAGAGACTAAGGGAGGATCTGCTTTTGGAATCAATATGAATTCTATTTTGCAAGCAGCTAAGTCTGATGCAATGCAAGCACAATCTCCTGATCTTAATGCGTGGGAATGGATGGCTCTTTTGCATCTTGCTGGTACTATAGTCCATGAAGCCACGCATGCTAAAGGCGATATGGGAGAATCTGGACCAGAAGCAGCAGAAGCACAATTTCTACAGCAAGCACTTCCTATTGTTAACGAAGAATATCAAAGAAGCATGGAGCAGGAAGGTAGAATAGAAGAGTTTGCTCCATTAACTATAGGAACGACAAAGAGACATGCGTATGGAAGGAACTGGTATAAATATGCTCAGTCTCTTCCTTATTATGTTCCTCAGTCGTTTTTAGATCGCCCCAGTGGATCGGATTTAGAGGGCAGATATTCTATGGGTATTAATAGTGATCAGGGAATGGCAGCCTGGGATATGATTATGCAAGAAGACCAACACGTTCCTCTTGAGAAAAGATTAGGGAGGCAATATATGAGTCCCCTGCCTCCTGATTTGAGTCAAGAAAATGATTCATACGAAGAGCAATTAAGAAAATATACAAGAGACGATTGGAAGCTTGATCCGAAAGCCACAATGGAGGAATTACTTTCTGAAGGACATGAGGGAAATAGATATATAACATTAGAGGGACTTTTAGATGAAACAAGGCCGACGCCCCTTATTCTTCCTCTTAAGAAAAAAAAGTTAGCGACCGAAGCAAGTAAGAAAATTACAAAAGTTGCAACTTCTTTTGGATGGATGAACAATCTTGAAATTTCTGACGGGAATACAATTCCTGGTTTGAGCGATAGAGTTATGTCATGGGAATCAAGAGAGGAAGATTTTGTAGATAGAGAAAAGGAAATTAGACAGCAACCCAGATATAATCCTACTTATGACATTAAGGGGTTTTATTATAGATGGATAGAACCAAGATTTAGGCCTCAGTTGTTTGATGACATGACAAGGGACTATTCTAATACCCACCCTGCTAAACGTTTTGCTGCGTCAGTAGAGATAGATCCTGAGGTTGCATCTATTTTGTCTGTTCTAGTGGCCGCAAAAAAGAAAATCCTAAAAAGAAAAATTTTAAGTACTAGGTTTATTATTACTGACGATGTGATGCCGGTTGTTGACAAGATATTTTCTGGTCCTGATTTTCGTATTGATGTTTTTAATTTTGGCAAAACTGATGCGGGGGAAGAAATTTATGCAGTATGGGTTTCGTCGCCAGAAATTAAGGGTAGTAATATTGAAAAAGCAGAAAAATATTTCCAGGAAAAAGACGATGAAAAAGTAGATGATTTGCTTGAGGAATTATTTAGGGTTTCGTCTCAGAGAAGGAAAAACATAGATAAGATTATTGGGACGGTAAAAGATATTTGCAAGGAGTATGGGGTTAGAGATCTTTACCTTGTCGGCGGTTATCCTAGAGAGATGGTATTAAATCGTTCTGCTACTAATGTTGACGAGATGGATTTCAGTGCGGCTTGGGCAAATCAAAGTATTAAGGTTGGAGGGTTAGTTGCTGAACGCTTAGGGGTTAAGGATGTTAATATTTTTAAGAATACAATGACGTTATCTTTTGTTTATAAAGATATTAAAGTGGATTTCAAGGGAGATTTTGTGCCAATTGAGGTTAAAGGCGTATTGAGAGAGCGAGGCATACCAACGACTCCGCTGAATATGGATGTTTATAATAGAGACTTTACAATAAATATGTTGGCCTATAATATTTCAGAAGACAAAATTCTTGATATTTGTAAAGAATCTATAAACGATTTAGAAAAAGAAGTTATCAGAACATTTTTTGATCCCGATTATATTTGCAAACTTAACCCAATAATTATTTTGAGGGCTTTGACGCTTAAGATAAAATATGGGTTTGAGATATGCTCTCGCTTACAGGAGGCTATGATTAATAATGCTTCTTTGTTATTAAATTCAATATCAAAATCTCAATTAATTTCAGCAAGGGAAAATGTCCTTAAAGAAGGAAAGAAAGAGGCTAGAGAATTATTCAAACAGTTCGGATTAGAAAAAATAGAGGAGATATAAAATGCCAGTACCAATTAGACCCCTGCCAGATAATAGGAATGATGTGAGCGGAATGGATTATTCGTTTCTCTTACAAAATTTACAACCCAAGAAGAAAACTGTAACGGCCAGTAATAAAGACGCATCGTTATTGTTTAAGTTATGGTCTACTGGAGAAAAGGTCGAAGAAGATGTTGTTAAAATTAATTCTGAGATCGATATTTCTTCAGAGGATATTATGAGGCTTAAAACGATGGGGTTTCTTACAGGCGGAACAGACGAAGTAAAATTTACTAAAAAAGGAAAAATAGTAATAACTACTATGGTTCTTAGTGAGGAAAGTAATTTTAACAAGAATAAGCAAGAGAAGCCATATACTGAAATTCTAGCTAATATGAGCAAAAGAGGTAAAAGAGGCTACAGGAACGCCCAATTTGCCACAGATAATACAAACCGCTTGAGACTTGACTAATGGATAAATCTTTTTCCACAACGAAGATGCAACCTCTACGGTCTTTAAGAAATAAGCCGTCGATAAGGGAAAGATATCTTCGGGGAGAAAAAGACAGAAAGAACGAGAAGAAAACTGTTGCTTTAAATATTTATGCGGAGTTGAGTCGTAAAAATTATCAGCAAATTTTAAATAACGAATTAGAGATTTGCGTTCCTTATGGAGTTAAAATGAGGAATAAGGGCGGTTCTAGGGTATTGTTTTTTGAATGCGAAGACGAAGACGCTGTGAAGGAGCTAATGGACGGTTTAGATGCATCAGAAATTTCGTGGCAAGAGGTATAAAATCAACTACCCAATGACTAAAGATCATTGGGTTTGCGAGACCTTATCTCACAATTAGCCAGTTGATATGGCTTGCCCGTTAGGTTTAATTTACCATCAATAGGTATATTAAACGAAACAGGGAGTTCTACGCCTTTTACTCTTTTTCTCATGGCGTAACGATTAGCAATGTTAATTGACGCATTCCAATCAGCATCAAAAACCTTACCATCTTTTGTGTAATATCTACATCCCTTACGAACACCTCTATCAATGCCTCTATAGTCATTTTTAGATGTATATGCAGGGTTAACCGTTACCACTATTTTACCTTGTAGTGGTGCCTTGTAGCTTAGTATTCTTCTGAGATCATAATATGGAACTTGAGCTTGTTTGTTGTTGAATTTCTTTCCTCTATGATGTTGTTTGATTCCACTCAAATCCTCCATAACAATAACATTAGATTTTGTTTCTAATATCTTATTTGCTATGAGATGAGATTGGTTCTTGTTTTTGTTACATTCTTTTCTTTTTAATGTTTTAAGTTTTCTTTGGGCAGATCTAGAAAATGTTGTTTTACTTTTTGATTTTAGTATTTTCTTGAGGTATCTAAGTTTACGTTTATCTTTGAGAAAGATTTTGTCAGTAATAGCAAGTCCTTCCGATGTTGTAGCTAATCTTTTAATTCCCAAGTCTACTCCAATACAACTGTTTTCTATAAGTGTAGGCGCATTAACCTCAAATGATACAGATAACCAAACCTCATTATTCCCGACAAATAATAGTGGATCGCAAACAGAATACTTGGAAAATAATTTCTTAAATTTGTCATATGGTCTATAGCTACAAATAATTCGTTTTCCAGTAGTTGTTAATTTAATTCTGTCTTTATCCAAGAACGTATAAATTCTCTTGTCTAACCTGATTGATAAGTTTTCTTGTTTAGCTGGTTCTGCTATTTTCTGATGATTTGATTGAATAGTTTTGTACGTAGCATAAACACTGTCTTTAGCTCTAATTATAACTTGAGAAGGACAGTTTGGAAATAGCTTTCTACATCGGTGATAGTTCTTGTCGTGAAGTAGTTTTTTGTCAACTTTCTTAGATTTAAAAGCATATTCTGACATATAATTCCATACTTTTTGGTGTTCTAAGAGTAAATCAACAAGAGAACTCTTATCTTCTTGCTTTAAAAATTCTAGTTTAATATTATATGTTAATATGTTCATATTTATGTAATTCTTTATTTTTTGTAAAATTCCTTCTTTATTTTTAATTATTTTTTGTTTATTTTTTAAAGGTTATTAACGTATAATTCTTTAAATAATATAGAAGGGAGGATTCTCCTTTCTTCCTGACGCTAAAGATATTGGGGTTGCAAGCCGGGTTTGCTCATATATAAATGAAAATAATGAAAATTTTTAGAATAGCGGTTGCGAATGTTACCCTTCCCGCAGATAAAAAGCCAACCAAAGATACTGTATACATTAGATCGGAAAGGTTAGTTTACCAGTACGGAACTTCTAATAAAGAATATATTGTTAGGGTTTATAAATATCCTGACGGAATGTATTCAACAATAGGCTTTAATGGTAGGATAGGCGGAAAACTGACTGTGCAACCAAAAGCCCTTACGCATAGTCTTGCTCAAGCCACATCTGTAATGAGTGAGCTTATGTGGGAAAAAGAAGCAAAAGGTTATGAGAGGGCTCTTGATGCAAATTTTCTCAGGGTTCCCGGCATACATGAGTCGGAAGTTGAACCAGAACCGGAACCTGTTGTCGAGCTCTCTAAAGAAGAACCTCTTACGGAAAAAGAACAAGAAGATTTTGAGAAATCGGACTTGGCAGAACTTATAGGTCACCAAAATATAAGCTGGTATAAGAAAGCCCTATCCGAATAAGGATTTGTTAAATGAATAAGGAATGGTATAGACTTGCAAAAAATGTAGCAGTAGATGATGTAACAATAAAACAAGCTCGAGATCCAAAAACTTCTCCGAAAATTCTAGCGGCGGTTTTAAGAAGCCACCATTCGGATTACATTGCAGAACTTGTAGTAGATAATCCATCCACCCCTCCTAAAGTACTTTCAGATATGCTTCTTGGGTACACTAGTAGACCTAATAATGACAAAATAATTAAGATGATTGCTAAAAGCCGAAGAACCCCAGTAGATGCTTTAAGGAGTATTCTTGAACAGGCATTAAATCAACATCGAAATGACCCTGTTGTATCAGAAGTTATTCTTAATCCAAATTCTCCATCAGATTTGCTTGGATTGATATTAGAGAAAGAAGGAAATGGTCCTAATGGGGTACGAGCGGCTAGCAACCCAAACACCGATCCTAATGCGTTGGCAGATATTTTAGCTGGCTCTCATTCAGCCGAGCGTGTTGGAATAGAGGCCGCCGGAAACCCAAATACTCCACAGGAAAGTTTACGAAGGATTATAAATGTTCCAGCACCCGTCATGCCCCCTCTAGCTCCGGTGAGAGAAGTGTTTTATAGAGCGTTAGCTAATCCTAGCGCCCCGCCCGATCTTTTGTCGTCGTTATCGTTAGTAAGAAATAGGGGGAGGGATTCACGTGCTTATGAGATTGTTTCTGAGAACCCAGGTAATCCAAACATATCTTCGGTAGTTCTTGCAGGAATTATGGAGGGGTGGAGGGCAAGAATTATTTCTTCGTCCTATGCCAAAGTTGCTGCGAAACATCCTAACACTCCGATGGATTCTCTTTTGGGAGTTTTACGAGAAAAGTCGGACGATGAGGTTTCTAATGCCATTATCCAAAATCCTAAAGTGCCATTTGTTGAAAAATATAATTGGATAACAAAAGTTAAAAAACCGAAAGAAATTAAACGAGACTTTCCAGAAGTATATTTTGAGATTGTCAGACAAAGAAGCCAAAAAACGCCTACTGCTGACATTACAGAAGATTTTATCGATCTCCTTAAAAGAATAGATATAGATAAAATTAAGGATAGAAAATTTGTAGAAGACTTTGTTTATGAAGGACTTAATAATCCATCGCTAAAGGATAGGATTTTAGAACTTCCAGAGGCGTTGTTTAATAAAATTAAAATGAGTCCAGATCATAGAAAAATAGTAGAGGAGTATTTTTGCCCACCCATAGAAGGAATGGAAGAAATTAAAGAGTTGCTTGGGGTTAAAAAAAATAAAATGCAGAAATTATCTTTGCTTCCTATTGAAGACCGTGGCGATTGGTATCAAGAAGTAAGCGACAAAATAGCCCCTGAGATAAAAGGGTTTTTCAGATTTCGTATCAAAGATGATAACGATGAGCTAAAAGAATATTTCATAGATTGGCAGGGATTGTTTTCGGATGTTAGAATAACTAAACATAACATGACGGAAGATCAATTTAAACGGTTTAAGAAAGTGATAATGAGCATGGCAAGAGAAGAATCATTAAAAGCATATAAAGAGGTTATGAACGCTTATGTCGGTGGCAAGTAAACAACTTTATATAGAGGTTGCCGATACTCCTATTAAAAGGGAGTTCGGTTTGAAGAACAGGAAGCATCTGTCTAAAAACGATGGAATGTTGTTTCGCTTTCCTCAGCCTCATTATTTAAATTTCTGGATGGAGAGCACATATCTTCCTCTTGAGATTGCTTTCCTTAGTAACGACGGAAGAATATTGCAAATAGAAGAGATGGTGCCACTTAGTACAAAAGCTATTAGATCAAGAACGCCATGTAAATATGCCTTAGAGGTTAATCGAGGATGGTTTAAAGAAAATAATATTGACGTTGGATGTAAGATTGGCGGAGTTGGTATTAATCCTATCCAAAAACGAACAGCCCAAATGACTCCCCAAGTGCCTCCTCAAGTAATGCCACCAGTAGGAGAATTGCTTCCGGAAGTTCCTCTCGAACCCCAAGAAGGTCTAACAGAGCCTAATCCCGATGTGGTACTTAACCTTTCGTTTAAAGAGAAGCTTCAAGATGCCGACCTCAAGGGGCAAGATATGGTTATTGTTTATGGATTAAAAGAGCGGGAAGGCGAGCCTTCTCTGACATTATCTCCTAGGGTTATATCTCCGCCCTTCATGTTAGAACCTGATGAAAACGGCAAACACGATGCTGTTGTTAAGGCATGGGATAAATCGCAGGGCGGATGGAGAAGCTTTATTATCGATAATATTATAGACCTAGAATATAAAAATGAAGAAATTGCAACTTCTTAAAGGAAATTGTTTTTATTTTTGTGAATTAAATAAGTAGTTAAATATGTAAAATGTATAATGGAGTTAATAATGAATAAGACCTTCAATTTGCAGAAGTATATAAAAACTGCTTTTTACGAAGATTCGAGAGGTTACTGGAATGCTCAAACTAGATCGTGGATGAATTGTTATAAATGCAAGTCGGATGAAGGCAAACAGCCTCAAGAAGCATGGAATACATGTTTAAAGGAATATCAGACGGCACTCGATAAATCTGACTGGGTTTTGAGCTATACTGGCGCAAAGGACGGGGGCACTAGACCATATTTGGATGCAAAAACACCAGCGGCCCAAAAAATAATTAAAGATAATTAAAGATTAGAGAGGATTTTTTATTTTTGTGTTGAAATAATAAAGTGATTTGTAATTGATAATAAATACAATAAAAGGAGAACGAAAATGAGTATTATAGTACCTGCAGGAAATCAGAAAGTTGATTGGAGTCCCAAGGATAATAAAAAACTAACGAAAAAAGCTTCTATAGATGGCGCAGAAGAAGTACAGGCAGAAGAAGAGGATCCTGTTTATGAAGCCGCTAAAGATTTCTTAGGGGGGCAAGAAGCAGAAGTTCCTGGAGTAGATGAGGTTATAGAAGAAGTCTCGGAAGTAGAAGAGGTTGAAAAGAGTGTGTCGGAAGCCGTTGCGGAAGTAGAGCAGAAAGCCGAAGAAGCCGATCAGAAGATTGAAGCGGTTGTTGAAGCCGTTGAGAAAATAGATGAGGCCGTTCAGGGTGTGAAAGATGCTGTGGCTGATGCCGATGATGAAGTAGTCGAAGTAATCGAAATAGATGAGGTATCTGAAGATAAAGATGAAGATGCAGTTGAAGCAGTTCCTGGCGAAGAAGTTATTGATGATGAAATTATTGTAGAAACAGAAGGCTGCGTAGAGGCAAAAACAGAAGACGGAACATCTATGGATAAGGTTGCGTCTACCGAAGAGGAATTCTGCAAATACGCCAAACTTAGCCCTCAGAATAAAGCTAAATTGGCTAGATATTGGGTAGATATGCTTGGTTATCCCAAGGATTATGTTAATCTTATGACCAAGGATTACGAGAAATAATCTGTTTTAGGTAAGTCAAAAGCCCCGGAAGTTTTCTTCCGGGGCTTTTTTTATCTTTTTTGTCATTTTTTCCTTGTTTTTTCTGAAAAATTTTATATTATATATGTAATGTAAATAATAGGAGAAAATATGTCAAATAATGTTAAAATTAAAAACACTGAAAACACTGAAAACCTTAGCGCTGAAAATCTTAGCTACGAGACATTGGTTGAGAACAGTATTAAGTTTCAGTCTCTGAAGAAACAGATCAAAACTGCTGCTAAACTCTCTTTAACAGGAATAACGAATTTGGTTGTTAATCACGAGGATCCGTGTCTTGTAGAGTCTTTTCTTAAAAACTGTTGGAAACTGGAAGATCTTTATAAGGAGACTTTTGATATTGATGCTGTTGAACTTCAGAAGGGCGCTCCCGGAAGAGGATTTGCGTCTCAATATCTTGATATTTTGATTTTTGGTGGGTTCGAAGAAGAAGATTCTGGAGATGGTCTAGGCGTTAAGGTTGCAAGGACTAATCCTCAAAACGGGAGGAGAAAACGTAAACCTGACGGATTTGTTAATCGCAAGGAAGTTTTAACTGGCAAAACAACTAAGGGGGAAAACTTTAAAGATCGTCTTTTGGTGATAAAGAACATAGATTACTGCGTTGATTTTTGCCAGCACGAACCGGGTACAATTGATGCAAGAGCGTTATGGCTTCTGGACAATTTTCGTAATCCAAGCGTGAAGATGGGGTGCCGTATTCTTCTTGTTACGAACAAACCTTTAAAACTCCCTTTCAAGATTAGAACGGTTAAAATTGATCCAGTCGATGAATATGAGGCAAACCATATTATCGATAGCTTTACTCAGCTATACAAAACCGGAGGTTATAAAATTGATTTTACCGCCAGTCATCGCAGGCAGCTTGTCCGAAAGATATGTGGACTAACTTATACTGAAGCCGGAGACGCCATTGCAGAGGCATTATCAACTCACACTGAGACATTTGAAGGCAGTAAGGAAATTGATTCTGTCAAGGCACTTAAAAACCTTCGTGAAAAAGTCAATCGCAATTTCATGGAAGATGCAGTTGGATTGACTCATTTGACGGCTAGACCATGGGAAGACTATATCTGTCCTAAGTCTAGTAATTTTACGTATGATGTTAATAAGATCGTAAGGGACTTTAATGAAATAGATAATCTGAAAAAAGAAGCTCAAGAAAAATCAAAGGTTAAAGGAAAATTTGATGTTATCGAAAAAAACATAGATGGCATCAGGGGGCGCATGCCTCACGTTATAATTCTTTATGGTAAGGGAGGCGTTGGCAAGAGTGCATTTCCAATTCATTTCGCAGGCCTTTTAGATTTCGATGTTTGGGACTTTAATATTGGAGCGTCTCATAGTAAATGGGTTGGCGAAGGCCCTGAAAGAATGAGAGAGGCCCTTGCGAAGATTTCTAAGGCTAGTCATCTTATTGTTCGAATAGACGAATATGATCGTGCCATTGGTTCTACTGAATCGTCTGGACAAGGAATGCACGAGGCTCATAAACAGGTTGAAGCCGAGTTTATGAACTGGCTTCAAAATAGCCAAGAGGATAATTTTTTTGTTAAGAATGATATTTTCATTATTATGACGACAAACCACAAGGATAATATTACTGGCCCTCTTTTGCGTTCAGGCCGTGCAGACCTTGTAATAGATATTGCCGATTTTGATGAGGAGAGTATGAGGGAAACATTTTTATCTGCTCCTCGCAGAATGAGCAATAGGGGGGTTGTTGTTGTCGGCTTTGATACCACTCTCGATTTGGAAAAAGCTATCCAAAAACTTGATTTAGATAAGCTTGTTTCTCTGGCGGCAGACAAGGGTTTTACCGTTAGAGATGTCGATGTAATGCTTCAGGAAATGGCGACTCATAATTATTATTATAAGAAGAGTCAAAAGGGCATTCCGTGGACTACAGATAGTTTCGTAAAAGTTCTTGAGCGTAGCGTTGGATCTGTCAATCATGATAATGAAACTACTGGCGAGTTGGTTCTTGGGGATCGATTCTTACTGGAAGAATGTGAGAAAAAGTTCAATCCGCAGCTTAATTTTGAGTTTTTGAAGGATTATACTAATGAGTTTGATCTTGACGAATTCAAAAACGTCTCATTCTTTGAATAGTCCTTTAGTTTTGATTGGTTCAAAGATGTCTTATCTCTTTGAATAATCCCCTTAACCCTAAAGAGAAATACTATCTCTTTAGAGGTAGTTATTCCTTCCTGCCCTAAATCACATAAGTTCTCTACCTATTTTGTATAATATTCGTGGAATAGGAAAGGATTTTAGGCAAACCTTTTTGAATTAATCTATGTTAGTCTATGTTAATTATTATTTTATAAAGGGTTTTATATATTATTTTTGAAAAACATATATAGTATAATAACATATAATATATTAAACTGAGGGACAAATATGAAATCAGTTGATAAGCTTAATTATAAGCTATCTGAGTTTTTTAAATCTAAAAAGTTTTACAAGAAAGCATCTCTAGGAAACTTTTCTGACATTAAAGATAAAGAGGAAATGGCTAAGTCTGCTGTTATGACCAAAGAGATGCTTGATCTCCCAAAGTATCAATCTATCATAAGTGATCTCAAGGGCTCCACGGGCATTGTTAATTTTGTTACTAATGATGAATATCAACCGTTGGTTGAACTGTTGATAAAAACCGCCTTTCCCTCTACAACGAACGATATTTACAATATGGGACAATCTGAGGCCTCCGGAGAAGAATATTTTATATCTCCTAGTTTTTTTGCAAAAGATGCCGTAGCTGGTTCTTCACAACAAGCCCAAGCTGCCAGAACAAAACTTCAAGACTTACTCCTTGGAACTAAGGCTCATATGACTAGGGAATGGTTGAAAAAGGAAAAACATTTTACCGATGATCAAATCCAGCACCTTCTAGGCTCCCCAAATCAACAAGGTGCAATCGATCAGATAATGCAGCAGCAAGCTCAGAATCCAGGCGCTCCCCTGTCGGACGCCAACCCGTTAGGTGTTTTAGTATCAATGTATGAAATGCGAATGTCCGCAATTAAGTCTAAATACGACCCTAACATTCAACAGATTAATAAAGAGTTGTTAGAACATAGTACTGGCGAACGAGAACTCAAGGTGTCTGATATCAATGAAAAGAAAGAACAAAGAGAGATATGGATTTCATTGAAACGATCAGAGATTAATAATATAAATAACACAATAGGTAAAGCTATAACTGTTGAAAAATGGTATCCGGGACAGTCGTATAGAAATTCTGATGGCTTTATTAGTTCTACGACACAAGAAGAAGCGGTAGCTGCTTCCGTTGAGCTTGCTATGAAAATTCAAGCTAATAAACCCGAGGCCGATATTCTGCGTGCTTCTCTAGATCTTAAGATGAAATTAGAAGATTATCAAACCAACAATTCTAATTTACAACAGGTCAAAGAACAATTTATAAAATTCTTAGGCAACGGAACTCATGATGATTACCTTAGAATAAGAGCTAATATACGAGGACTCTATATGCAGTTGCAGTACGCATTTGTATCAATGGTTAAAAGACAGGGGAAAGTTCTTATACTTGACGACTTTGATAAATCCGTATTATGTAATCCCGCTCATCCAGAAGGTAATGAAACTCGTTTAGATGATTTAACGAGAGGCGCTTTTCTAGATTTTGCCGGTAAGAATGCCAGTAATCTAGAAAGAGACGACAGCCAAGGCAAAAGAGAAAGAGGAAATAGAATTATAGTAATTTTGTCTAGTGATAAAATTGTAAATCTGCCTGCCTCTAGTGTAGTAGAAATGGATGTGGCTCCTGTAGATATAGCAGAGGCCGAGATTATTGTTCGTAATATTTTGAAGCAATATGCGACCGACGCCTCTAGAAATTTGAAGCGCAGACTACATCGTGAGATTGATGAAAAGCATGGAACGAAGACAACGGGTAAAAAGGGGTTTGATAAAGAGTTAATAAATGAGCAGATAGAATCAATGGAAGATTCTTTGGCCTCTATTTCTGATGATACTAAAAAGAAAATGATGGGAATGATTATAGGTATGGGTCAAAGAAGTGCCATCGACGCTGTTAGGACCGCAGTAAGATCTGGGCTTAAGGTAGATGATTCAAATGTATTGGATGTAGAAATTTCTTTTGATGAAAAAACAATTATTAGTAATCTTAGGAATACTGTTAATACTAAATTATCTACAGACGTTTATGGCCTTACGGTTCTAGAGCCAGAAGTTGAATTTGATAATTATGCGTATAAGAGAACTTCCGAATGGGCAAATAAAGTTCGAGGCATGAAAGATGTTAGGGACGAACTTGTTGATTTAAAAGAATGTATCAAAGATAATGAGCAAAGAATAAGATCAATTGACAAGGACATTGCTATTTCTAATAAGATGCCCGCCGGTGACAAAAGAAAACTTGATAAAGAAGACGTAACCCTTTTAATGCAAGAACGAAAAGGGCTTATTGATCAGACGGCACATTATAAAACAGATAGGCATAGTATTGCTGCTAATGACATTCCACATGTTTATGTTTTATACGGTCCTCCGGGAGTTGGTAAGTCAATTTGGGCTCACGCCTTAGCATCGCTCCTTAAAATAAATATCAAAACCGTGGATATTGGTGCTCAAAAGGACAAATGGCTTGGTAATACTGAGAAGAATGCCATCCGCCTGTTTAATTCCATGAAAAATTCCAGAGACACTATTTATTTGATTGATGAAATTGATAGACAGGTTGAAATGGGAGGAGCGCAATCTGTAGGTACCCATGAAACAACTAAAGAAATAGTAAGTAGGTTTCTCGAGTTCTTTGATAATACTGAAAACGAAAGATTATTTAGAAAGAATAATGTATTCTTTATTATGACTAGTAATAATGTTCAAGATATTGATACTGCGTTGCTTCAAAGAGTTTCTGAGGCGTATCATGTTGAATTGCCCGATGAGCCTGAAGATTATCAAAAATTCTTTAAGAGTTATATGGATGTTGAGAAAAATAGGTTTCCTGATGATCCATGGTTTTGCGCCCTTGAAGATAAGAATACGGAAGAATGTTGGACAACTACTTTCAATATGGTTAATGCTCTCGATTGGGAAGAAATATCGAAAGTGTTTGCTGAAAAACAAATTGACTTTAGATCTCTTAAGAAAATGCTTCAGCAGGCTTTTAATGCTCATCGCTCGTGGCGCATTCGCATGAAACTTATTGGTAAAGGAAGAGAGGTCGAACCGCTTGGCCTTCCTCTAACAACAGAAAACCTTCTAGCCGTTGGCCATATTATCGAGACAGGGGCTGAATCAAATGATGCCTTTAAACTTGGAGTGGGGGCACTTGCCAAAGATAGAGAAGAACAAGTTAGGAAGATTATGGAACCTTATGTTAGGGGCGAAAAACAACTTGAAACTCAGTCCGTTACAGATCCGCATACTGGACAGGTGCAAGAAACATATGTCCTGCCTAAAGAAGTGTTAGATGTTATGGAGGGCAAAGTTGCGGCTCAGATGCCGGGAACTGAGGCAGAAGAATGGGAATATAGTAGCGAAGAAACGCCAGAAGGCCAAAAGAGAGTAGATCTTAGGCGCAAAGGACCTAAGCCAGAGGATCAAATGCAAGAACTAACAGAAGATAGTTTCGAGGAACAGCCTCTTGAGGAGACAGATCAAGAAAAAATCAAATCCGAGAAGGAAAAGCCCTCTCCGTTAGAGAAAAAAGAAGAAGAAGTTAAGTCTTCTACTGACTATTTGTTTAATTTCTTAAAGAAAGAAGGCTTTGTTACGGAAGATGGCGATTTTGTTTCGCCCAAGAAAGAAAATAAGACTTTAAAGATTAAGAAAACAGAAAATAAAAAAGTTAAAGAGGCACAGGTATTACAGGCGTCTCCGGAGCAACAAATGGCATCCGATGGAGTTTATATGTTTGGAAGGGAATCTAAGCCGTTTATAATGATAGCTCCGGGTTCTGCTACTGCACCTCCTCAAATTATTCAATCGGAGTCGAAAAGAGTTTAAAGCTAAAGAAAGAACATAAAATAAAGGAAAGAGAGATATGAAAATTAATAGAATGGCAGAAGAAAAGACAGCACCTAGTTGGCTGTTTGAGGGTAGCAATGCTCCGGAATTTTCTGACTCTGATTATATCATTAACGAAGAGTTTAGTAGAATTCAGTTGATGCCAGATCGGTTATCAGAGGATGATCTTGTTTCTGAAAGAGAAACTATAGAGGCCTGTGCGGTAAAGGGATCTCTTTATCATTATAGCTCTAACTGGGAAACTACAACTAAGTCGGCACTCAAGGAATACGCTTTGGTTTGTGGTATGGATATGTCTAAATTTAGGGCTATTGATCCTGTAACAGTTGTAGAAGCAAATTGTGGTTCATGCCATCAATTGCCTGATTATGATTCGTTTTTTCAAACAAAGGTTCAGGAAAAACTGAAAGAAAAAGGAGTGAATAGTCTTGATGATTTGTCTGAAGGAGAACAAAAAGGGTTTTTTAAAGAGGTAGATAAAAGTTGGAAGGGAAAAGACGAGGTGACAGCTATGTTGAATGATCCGTTTAAGATAGATGAAAAGGCTGATATGAGCCATATGGAAAAAGCAAATTGGGAAGACAGTAAAAAACAGGGCAACATGGATCTTAGACCGTCTATGAAAGGAGGTATTATTCCTCTTAGAGGCGGCGAGGATTATAATAAGAGTCCTGAAACTAGAACTGCACAAGGACAAAATAGTATAGGGAACGCAGATGCTATTAAAGATCTTATTGAAAACGAACAAGAAGATACTGGCGCAAGACTTAGAAGAGAGAATGAAGAAAGAAGAAATACCGATGCAAAACATCAGGAGTGGGAACAGGATCAGGTTGATAAAATAGGAGATGTATCAATTGTCCCTAAGGGCAATGTTTTTCAAACAGAATCCATGAATGCTCAGCCTGGTATTAAGGGGGACGATCCTTTTGGTCTTGACGCAATTCCTGAAAAAACTCAGGGCGAAAAGATTGCTGAAGTTAACGAAGATCGAAGAAAAACAATTCAAGGTGAAAACAAAGAAGATTTTGAATTTAGTTCTAATAAAGCTCCTGTTCGTAGAATTTCTGATTTGTTTGGCGAAGAACTTAAAAAGCATTTAGGATAATGAAGATAATCAAACTATCTGCTCTTGCTGACGATTTAGAAGATGCTTATGACGGATTGAATAAAGCATTAGAATATCTAAGTCAAAATTATGTTGGTAAAACGAAGATAGAGATTAAGAAGGCGTTAAAGAAGCTTGAAATAGTTAGGCCTCATTTGAAACATAAGGGTAGACCGTTCAGGAGAAAATTGTAATGAAACAGAAACAAAATCAGAAAGTTGCAGATATTATTGATAAAAGAATGGTAAGGAAGGCCGAATGTAAAAAAGAACTTATAGCTTCTATCAAAAAAGACTTAAAGAGGAGAAAGTAATGGATTTTTTTACCAGCCCAGAAGATTTAAGAGGATGGATTAAGACGCAAAAATCTCCGGACGAAGCGGCTCATAAGATTATGGAGATTATAGGGAAAGAAGAGGAACAGGATATAGTTGACACTTGCAGATCTATTTTTCAGGGAGAAGATCAGACGGCTTCGAGGATTTTATTTGACGTTTTAGCTAAATATAACATAACAAGTATAAAAGAGGGGAATATGAAAGATACTAAATTAAAAAAAGAAGCCCAGATTTATAGAGGTGAGGCTCCATTATATCAAGATATGCCTATGAGGGTCTGTCCTAAGCTTCCTCGTAGCGTAGGCAGAGTAGTTAACACTATTCATTGTCGAGATCGTTGCATAGACAGTATATCGTTAGACGACGATCCTAAGAGGGTTTATTGCGCAGAAGCTCTTTGGCGTAGAAATGTAATGGATAAGTTTTCAAGAGAATTTAAGAACAAAGAAGGTAAATGGGTGGGCGGCTATATTAATGATAGATTTCAGGTCTTTCATGATGACGGCGGCAACCAAATGGAATTAGCTAATAAGGAACGAACAAGAAAGCCTAGACCTCATCAGTATTCCACAGAGAGAAGGCTTAGTGAAGGCAGAGGAGAAAAAACATACGACCTTACGGCATCTTCTAAAAAAATGGTAAAGCTGGCATCTGTTGAAAACTATGTTTCTGACGATAAAATTTATAAGGTATTTTCAGATATTGTAGAAATGCACGAAGCAGGATTGACTAGTGAAGACATTATCTATAAGGTTGCTGAACACTATAATGAATCTATTATAAATGTTGCTGTTATCCATAAAGTAGCTATGAAACAACTCCTAAGGCATAATGGTGTTGTATATTCCCATAATAATTCTCAGAAGGTTCAAAAAACAGCACAGCAGATTCCAGGTCTGACTACTATGGTGTCCAAGAAGGATATTCAAATAGTATCATTAGCAGATGGTCAGCCAAAAACGTTAAAAATAGAAACTCCAGTGGTAATGGTTTCAAACAATCAAGAGTCTCCAATTTTTCAGATTGTTGATGGGCCGGATGCGGGAGACCAGTTTAAACTGAGTCAACAGCTAGATATCAATGACTCTTTTGGGATTCTTGAAGACGTTGCTCAGGGCATGATTCAAGATGGTGCAGAAGAAATAGGATTAAACGAACAAGTGCCGTCTAATGAAATTGCCGAAACTACGGAACAGGGTAAAGAATTTCCGATAGTTGAAGTGTAAATTATTCACATATTTTTAACACAAAACTGTATAATATTCTGTGTTAAAGTTTGTATTTATTGAATGGAGTTTATAATGGCAGGCGGTCCGGTTATTCAAACCAGTAATCTTAGTGATACATTTAGGGCTCTTCGCAACAGAGATCCATCTAAATTAATCAGTCAGGACGTTCCTTATGCTCCTGATTACAAATCTGTACCTTCCCAAAATTATGGCCCAACCACTTCTGTCTCTAATGCGTTCGGCGGAGGGGGCATGTATCGGTTTGGTTCTGCCTCTTCAAACTCAGGAATTATTTACGGTCAGCCACAGTTTTTCTCACCAGTTCATACTCCTATCAACTGGCAAATACCATCCAAAAGACTAGAGCAATACCAATGGGCAAGATTTTTTTATGAGAATGAGCCTAAGGTTGCTTCTTCGATGGACTTCTATAGTTATTTTCCGATGAATGACTTTGACAATGAATGCAAAGATCGTAATGTTAAGAAATATTTTGATAAGCTAAAGAAAAGGATTGAACTTCCTAAGTGGCTTCGATTAATGAGTCATGAGATTCATTTACTTGGAGACTGTTTCCCGTTCATAGAAATTTCTTGTGATCATTGTGGAGGTTTAGGCAGAACTGGAGATGAGATATGTGAACATGCCGGCGGAACTATTAGGCGCATTGTTATTTTAAATCCAGATTATGTCGAAGTGTATAGTTCTCCTCTTATGCCGGATCCTCTTATAGCTCTTAAGCCGGACGAAGAACTAATTAATATGGTTCAAAAGAGAACTCCTGGTTATGAGAAATTAAGTCCCGATGTTATAAAATTAATCTCGGCTGGCAAACCAATTCGTCTGGATAACCGTAATGTTTCTCATCTTATGTATGGAGAAAGCGGATATACCTCCTATGGCGTTGGAATGGTCAGAAGATTATTTCCTATCCTTTCATATAAAACTAAATTGATGGTGGCACAATGGATAGTGGCAGAAAGATTAATTGTTCCTATTAAGGTTGTTAAGGTTGGTACCGATGAACGTCCTGCTGGCCCTGCTGATATTGCTGCTGTTCAGTCTCAATTAGCTCAAACAGCAAATGACCCAAATTTAACTATTGTTACTCATCACGCATTTGAATTAGATTGGTATGGTGCCGCTGGTAAAGTTCTAACTCTATCTAATGAATTTGACTTTATTAATCAGGAAATTCTTGATGGTATGATGATTAATAATGCATTGCTAAATGGAGAAGGACCAAATTTCAGTAATGCTGCTGTTGGTATTGAGGCTATGATAGAAAGGCTTGAAACTTTTCGTAGGGAAGTGGCTACATGGATTGAAGAACGTATTTATTTGCCAGAAGCTATACGTCAAGACTTTAAGGAAATAGACGAAGAAACTGGCGAAGTAGAATATATTTATCCTAAGGTCAAATGGAACGCAATGCACCTGCGAGATCAGCAGCAGTATCGTACATTTGTATTGCAGTTGTATGAAAAAGGGCTTTTGAGTGCCCAGACTGTCCTTGAAGCATTTGATTTCGATCCAGATCAGGAAATAGAGAGAAAGAGATATGATGCTGTTCAGTTGATGGCGCTTGGACAGGGCATTGGAGGCGCCGGAGGTGCCGGAGGCATTGGTGGCGCAGAAATGGGTGGCGGCTTTGGCGGCGGAATGCCACCGATGGGTGGCGCTCCTGGAGGCGCTCCTGGAGGAGACATGGGCGGAATGGGAGGCATGGGCGGAGGTGATATGGGAGGCGGAGCTCCAATAAGTGCTCCAGGTGCCGGAGGAATGTCTGGCGCCGCTCCTGCATTAGCTTCGGCAAAGACTTCATTAGATATAGCTAACCCTTCTGAATATGGTGGTAAAGTATTAAAAAAGAAGTCTAGAGAGAGAGCTGATTCTGAAAAAAAGAAAATTTATCAGCGACAGTCTGGGCAAAATGCAAAACAGGGAGATCAGGGTAATGGAATGACGGGGGCGAGAGATCTCAAGGGCAGGATAGTTTTTACAAAGCCCGAAAGAGAATTGCTTACTGCTCTTTCTAAATATAAAAGCGATGGCCTTATTAAATACCCCATAATTCCGCAATACCCAGTTTCTTTTGGAAATGTAGAATATCCAATAGATTTTGCATTGCCTCATTTAAAAATAGGAATTGAGGCCGATGGTGAGGTTTTTCATTCTGCTCCAAAGCAAATAGTTCATGATAACGAGAGAGATATGAAGCTTTCTCAGTCTGGATGGACAATATTAAGATTTAAGGACGCAGAAATAGAAAAGCAAGTAGAGCGAGTAATGAGTACCATCATTAAAACTATTATGCAGAAAGAAATGGCTCTAGAGAAACAAAAGCAAGAAATAAAATAAAAGAAGGAATTATCATAGTTTTTCACGAAGAATGTTTTAAGCGAAAATTTTTGTATTTTTGTGTTGAGGCAATTATGAAGCGATTTGCTAGAGAAAAACTAGTTGAGAAAGACATAGAATGGGGCGAGACGTATACTGACAAAACATTGTTTCTCAAAGACCAATTTGAAGACGTAGTAGGTCCTGGAAGTTATTTTAGATTTGAAGGTGAAGATTCAGGGAGTGGGGATAGATATTATTGTATTCTTGGTCCAGCCAAAGTTCATAAACCAAGGGCTAAGTTTTTTGCAGGCGTTAGAAAACTTCCTGCAACTTTTTCGGCAGGCGGGAAATATTTTGACAGTATGGATTCGGCAGCACGATACGCAAGGGAGACATGGGGAGTTCCTACACCGGAATCATTACGGCCTTATACATCGGCTAGCCTCTACGGAATAGCAGGGAAAATCAAGAAATGGAAAGACCAGAGAGACCAGAAAGAAGAGAATAATGAATAAATTTAACCTTAGTCAATGGGAATCCAACAAGGTAGCGGAATACGTTGGAAGATACGTAAAGGCTATGGGATATACTCATCAAAAATACAGAGACCAGTATAGGTGGTGGGACTATGATACATTAAGGGAAAGTCCTCCGGAAGATTGGAGTAATTGGGTTTCTGCTGATCCGAGCTTAGTCGATGCTTTAAGAGATGCTGCAGACATTAGATGGAAGAAATTAAGAGAAGTTAGACAGATATATGGAATATCATCCCAAGAGGCCGCTAAGATTGTTAAAACATATGTTGGGTACCATCCCTCTTATGGTGGCTATATTTGTCAACTTGGGCCTTATATTAGTGCAGGTGGAGGACATGGTAGTGGATTTATTATAGAAGAAGCTATAGATAAATTCGGATATTACATCAAGAGGAAAAGAAGATCTACTCCCGAACAGGTTATGAAATCTGTTTTGAAGAACATCAGTGGCTATCAAAATAGATTTGGAATAGATTTTGATGCCTCAGATTTCGGATACGTTATAAAAGAAAATCCATCTGAATTCGATTCTGTTAGGTCCAGGCAGCCTAATAAAACAGTTAGAGAATATGTTTCTACTCTCGACCCACAAAGTCCAGAGGCACAATCCTTTTTTGACAGAGCTCCAATGGTAGGGGAAGGCTCTCATTTTACTCTTAATAATAGAGGATATGATAAATTATTGAGGGGTTTAATGGGAACATGGTATCAAGAAGCAATTAGAGAAAGAATGGCACAGCAAAATTTAACAGAGGAACAGGTAGTAAATTCTATTTTGACAAATCCTGAAACCTTAAGATCTATTTATACGTCTACTTATCAAAAATGGCAAGAAGCAAGAAATAGTGGTGAGGCCGCAGCTGCTGGTATGACCGCCCCCCCTAAGTTTATGGATGCGTCTCTTAAACCAAAATCAGGACAAGTTATAATGAGTACCATTCCTTCAAATAAGAGTATGGTAAGTGAGTTAGAGTTTCGTCAGGAAATTTTGCAGTTGTTATCAGAAGGGGTTGACTCTCCAGAAGCAATAGCGGGAAGATTAAACGCCGATCCTGCAAGAGAAATAAAGAATAGGGCTCTTCAAGGTCGAGGAAGAGAATCGGTTGTTATTTCCCCCGATGAAGTTCAAATGCGAATTAATAGAATAAACGCTCTTCGTGAAAGTGATGATGGACAGAAAGATTATCAACAGCTCCTTGGCGAAAACTCCCAAATGATTGATGAGTTAGCCGTAGGAAGAGGATTTGATGATCTTAGAACAGCCTTTGAGATGGCTGCAATGTATTTCTCTAGTATGCCAGTAGAACCCAAGAGCGGTGCAAAATTAGGTTCTGCCAACTCCATTATTTTTAATCCTCCGGAGAATTTTGAGAATTTTACAAGTCAGGATCTGGCTAGGTTTAGGAGAGAGCGGACTGGTAAAACCGAAGAAGAATTGGCTACCGAAGAAGATGTTGCCAGAGATATTGGAGAGATTCCTTTAACAAAAGAAGAAGAACCTGCCCCAGAAAGAGTTCCTGAAGCAGAATTACCTGATGAAAAAAATGATTTAGAAGAACTTCTTGGTCGAACATTAAAAAATCTTATCAAAATAGCAGCAGAGCTCGATGAAGAAGGCAAAGATGATGCTGCTGAAGAGATTCATAAAGTAATTAGGAAATATCAAGAGAGGATTTTATAATGATAATTAAATTTGCTTTATGCGAAATTATTCCGTTAGATATGCCCGTGAGTAGTGACGGCAAAGTTGGCATTATGAAAACAGCGTCAGGTAGAGTTTTTGTTGAGCCCGATAGCGACAAGGCTCGAGTTATAGAGAGCGAAATTGAAAAGCACCCAACGTCATTGTTTTTTAGGGCAAAAGCTATTAAGGCCGACGAACCTAATTCTAATGGTGATTATTTTTCCGAAGAAGAGCTTTTGAAGAGTCATAAGAGTTTCGAGGGCGTTCCGTTCTTTACAAATCATGATAATCAAAACGTAGAGAACGCAAGAGGTAAAATTATATTTGCAGAATGGGATCCAAAAGAGAAGGCGGTTTATACAATTGCTTTTGTAGATCGTGAAGCCTTCCCACATATTTGTAGAAGTATTGAAGAGGATTATGTTACGGGCGTTTCGATGGGATGCTCTGTTGAATATAGTATTTGTAATATTTGCGGAAATAAGGCGGAAAAAACAGAAGATTATTGTTCTCATATTAAAGAACGAAAAGGTAGAACGTTCTCTGGGAAAGCCCGTAATGTACGAACCGGAGAAACTAAAGAATTTAAGAATGAACTTGTTTTCGAATATAACTATGGAATTAAATTTATTGAGTTGAGTGCTGTTGTAGATCCTGCTTGCCCATCATGTCGAATTGAAGGACTCCTTGCTAATGATGATTATATGAGAAGAGTTGCAACCGTTGAAAATTCTCTCAGGATGATCAAAATGTCTGCAATTGAAAAGGAAGCAAGTCAAGAAGAAATTGATCAATTAAATCAGGTCTTGACTACGTTAGAAAGTATTGCGGTTAGTTTAATCCAAAATAGGCAACAAGTAGAAGTCGAATTCGCAAGTGATTTAGTTGCGATCCTTTCTGATCTGCAAAAATTTGTTGATGAATTAATAGGTGCTGGTTACAGTAATGTTCAGGGTGTTCCTGGGGTAGCAGATTCTCCGGACGGATTAATGCTCCCTGATGGCGGAGGTGTTCCTGCTGCCGGAGGTGTTCCTGCTGGGTTAGAAGCTTCCCCTGTCGCCGCAGAAACACCAATTGCAGATATTCCTGTCGGAACCGTATCAGGATCACCATCTAAACCATTAGTACAGCCCCCTCAGTTACCTATAACAGCTCCTGCTAAACCTATAGCTTTTGATTCTAAAAAGTTGAAAAAAGTTGCCGGGCTTCTTGGAGGTTTACAAAAAATTAGCGATAAAATGAGAAATAAAGGAGAAGACAATATGGGCGAAAGACGAACATTAGTCAAGCGAAAAGAGCAGGCAAAAGTTGCTACTGAAGTTTTATCAAATTTGTGGAAGGAAAAACAGAAATTTTTTGCGTATATTAATAGAGTACCATCTATACAGGATAATGAGTATAAATTGTCCGTTAAAAAGAGAGATGATTCTTTCGTTATTGTAGCAGAAGATAAAGGAAACTCTGAAAACCAAAAAAATTGGACTTTTGAAGATTTGACGGATAAAGAAAAGAAAATGGTAGAGGAATCGCCGAAAGAGGCAGCATTGTACTTTTTAGATACGTTTGCAAATAGTTTTAAAACTAACATAAAAGAAGGAGATACAGAAATGACAGATAATATTAGAGAAGCTGGAGCGCAGTCCACAAACAAGTCTCCCGAAGTAATTACCGAGAAGCAACTAGATGGGGGTGATCTTTATCATGCTCGTACTGATGCTGAACAGAATGTAATTACCGAGAAGCAGCTTGACGGACAGCGTTCAGGAGAGAAGGACGTAATTACCGAGAAGCAGTTAGAGGAAAAAAGTAATAAACTGAATCCTCGTAAGGACGAAGAGAAAGAAGTTATTACCGAAGCTCAGCTGCAAGGAGACGCTTCAGGCGTTTCTTCTCGTAAGGACAACGCTCCTAATGTTGTTACTCAGAAACAGCTTGATGATTACAGGGGCAATAAGGAGCCTGACGTAATAACTGAAAAACAACTTGACTCCGTTGATACTCCTTGGGAGAGAGCGGCATCAAGAGACTCTTCTTTGTTTAAGAGTGCCGGTGAGCACATGCAGGCCGTAATTGACGTTCTTGCTGACAGTGCTATATCTACTGGTTGTACTCCTCAGGAAGTATCTGGCGTAGCTGAATCACTTATTGGTTCTACTAAAGATCGTTTCGAATTAGGAAATGCGGTTCTTGACAAAGCACAGGAAGAAGATGTTGATTATAGCAAGAGACTTGCTTATTGGAGTGCAAAGAATATTAAGGTAGCTGGCGTTGGTAGTAAGGAAATTGCAGAGACTATCGTTAGAGGTCTTAGAAGAATTGCTTCTGATATAACTATTAATCCTGAAATAATTATTGATGCTCTTGATGTTGCTACTGAAGGAGACGAAGGTATAGAAGCTATTAGTAAGAAAATTGATGATAAATTAGAAGAAGCTAAAACAGAAACTGTTAAGGCTAGTAAGAAAGCTGAACTTCGCACCGCTCTTAAAGGGAATGCTGGAAAAGAAAAAAGAGACGAAGAAAGAAAAGAAATTGAAGCTTCGTTAAATAAAGAAGACAATAAACTTACAAGAGAAGCCGAAAGAGCATTGTGGGAAAAGGGCGTTGAAGAGGAGAAGAGGCCTGATACTATGATCGAAACTAATTTTGAAGAAATTGGTTGTAGTAAGGACGCCGAAGGGTTTAGGCCTGCAATTAAGAGTTTTGCAAGAGGAGCACTTGCTTCGCAGAACATTAAATTAGCAGCTATTACTAATGTAACAATTAATGGTGATACAATTTCAATTGCGGTTCAGACCGATGGTGGCGAAGAAGCCATAGACATTCCTATTGGCGAAGAAATCGCTCCTATTGAAGAAGAAATAGTTCCCGAAGGAGACTTGGCAGGCGAAGGTCTTGAAATGGGAATGGGAGAATTAGGAAAAGTTTCTCCTCAGACAGGTCTTCCAATAGCAGCTTCTAAGAAACAGGGTCTGAAGAAACAAGCACAGTCTCCTATGGGCGGTGGCGTTCCAGGAACACCCGGCGAAGTAGCTGGTGGTCCTGGCGGTCTTGCTGGCGGCGGCGTCCCCGGCGGTCCTCCTATGGATACTCCAATAGAATCACTAACGGTTGATGAAAAAGTTGTTTCTGATGAAATTCCTACGGCTGGTGAACAGCAGATGCCTTATGCTATCTGCCCCGAATGTGGTAGCTCAGACGTTGATATCGAAAAAGAAGCAAGTGGCGGAATTAAGGGTGGTTGTAACAATTGCGGAGCAGAATACGAAGCTCTTGTTAAAAAGGCTATTGAATTCAAAATTGTTAAGCCTACTAGAAGTATTGGCGAAGAAGGAACAGTGGGTGACTTAGAATCTCCTGAGGTTCCTGCACTTCCTGTTGCAGCTCAGACTAAGTTAGATAAAGATGTTATTGTTAGAGTTGCTTCAAATCAGCAAAAGCATGGTCATGTTTGCCCTGCTTGTGGTATGAATCAATGCAAAGTAGCTTCCGAAGAAGGTGGTCACACTGAGTACACTTGTCCGGCTTGCGGTACAGATGTCGAGAAAGATGTTGTTATTAATGTAAATGATCCTGACGAAAGTTATTTAAGGGTTAAATGGGACGTTGTTCCTAACCTTGAAAACTGCGAAGGATGCGATGAAGACGCAACTAAGTTTGCTTCAATGATTAAAATTGAAAAGATGATGAAGCAGGCGACAAGTGGCGAAACGGAATTCCCAATGGCTAATTGCATTGAGAGAATAGCTTTAGTCTATGGCGGAAATACAACGGCAACATTTGGTCCTTGCAAAGGAAAACTTCTTACTGACTGTGTATGCGGGCAACTTAAGCGTTTGGGGCTTACTAAAGTTCGCCACATGGAAAGACTAGCAAGTGTTTATACTCAGAAAGATCCGATGGACGAATGCATTAATGATCAAATGAAGAAGGATTTTGATCGTAAAGAAGCAGAAAACATTTGTAATTGCTTAAAGAAGAAATTCGCTTCGGAAGAAGACGACAATATCTTTGTTCAGGCGTTTGCTGATGATATCAAGTCTGGTAAGGAGAAAATTCTTACCGCCCAGGACTTAGGCGTTATTAACGACCTATTTGTCGAAGAAGCTCCTGAGGTAGAAGACTTCGAAGATACTGATATTGGCGATGCTATCGAAGAAACAGTGACAATAGAGGTTAGTAAGGCCACCGCCGAAGAACTCGCTAATGCAGCTGCAGATGCAGTTGTTGAAGTAGAGGTCGATGTTGATCTTGAAGTTGAAGGAAATCCTGAAATAGTGGAAGAAATTCCAGAAACAACTGCAACTGAAGAAATTGAAGTTGCATCTGACTCTACAGATAAGATAGAAATTAATACAGAAGAGGAGAAAGATATGGTTGAAGCTATGAAATCTCATAAATTAAGAAGGGTGGGTGACGAAATTGTTAAGGTTGCCGGTGAGCCTAAGGTAGTAGAAAATATCGAAGGTAATGTTAGAGCCGGTGTTCCTAGAGCAAAAGCTACAATGGGAGAAGAGGGAGCTGATAATATTGATGTTCCTATGGCAAAGCCTAGTATCCCTAGAGCTAATGCTGAAATGGGTAACGAAAGCTCAAGTAATATTAACCCTGCCGCAGGACTTCCTAATGTTGCGGTAGACAGTTCTTATATGGGCGTCGAAAAGTCCGTCCAGAAAGACATGCCTGCTATCAACAACGAAATCAAAGGTACTGTTATTGCAGAAAAAGATGGTAAAAACGTCAAAGAAGCAAAACAGCTTAAGGAAGTAGAAACGGTTGAGCAGGATGTTAGAGCCGGTGTTCCTAGAGCAAAAGCTACAATGGGAGAAGAGGGAGCTGATAATATTGATGTTCCTATGGCAAAGCCTAGTATCCCTAGAGCTAATGCTGAAATGGGTAACGAAAGCGCCGATAATATCAATCCTAAGGCCGTCGGACCTGACGTTCCAGTAGACAGTGCTTACATGGGCGCCGAGAAAGCAGTCCAGAAAGACATGCCTCCTATCAATGACGAAATCCTTAAGAATGTTCAGCAGAACATTAATAAGGAAAAACAACAGGAAAGAATATCTTCGGCTCGTAGAATGAAGGCTACTGAGGTTACTTCGAAGCTCTTGGCTACAAACAGAATACCTGAAGAAGCATACGAAGATGTAATTGATGCCCTAAGCAACTTTGAAATTGATAAGATTGCTGTTAAGGCAGACACTATGTATCCTAGAAAGGCAGTAAGGGCTAATCAGGATCCTAATGTTCATTCTATCCCTGCAATCGTTATGGAATCAAAGAAAATCAAATCTTCTGATCCAGTAGGCGAATTAGCTGATAGAATTGCTTCTCACCTTACTATTGGTAATAAGTCATTTGATGAGAATTTGACTGTCTATGGCGAGAAATAATTCGGTTAGATTTATTGAAAAGGTTAATAAAAGCCCCTGAAAAATCAGGGGCTTTTATTTTTTAAAAAAAATAGAGGAATTTCGCTAGTTTTATAAGAACAATATAACCGTATTAAATAATTGGCATAATATATCGATTTAATAAAAGTGAATTAATATGAGAAGCAATAGCAGAAACACCGTTTTAAAAAAAGATTTTATCTATCCGAACAACTACTTGCCGATAAGTTGTTAACTGTAAATTAATTAGAAAAGGAGAGTAAAAATGGCTCTTATTGAAAGATATCATGTTGTAGCCGCTGAAAGAGCAGTCGCTGCTGGCCAGACCATTAAGGAAGGCCAGATTGTTTCTCTGAATAGTTCGGGTCAAGTCATAATCCAGGGTACTGGAACTTATGATAAGATTCCCTATGGCATAGCTGGCGATACAAAGTCAACTACGGCCTCTTCCATGCCTGGTGTTGAGGAAGGATGGCAGAATAGGGTTTCTGACTATTATGATGAGACGAAAGCCTCAGGCAAAATGACTGTTTATCACAGTGGCGGAGAGTTCGCTACAGATCAGTTCCATACTAATGTAGCAACAGCTACTATTATGGATGCACTCTATGGAGTTAGTGGGTATCTAGATATCAATGATACTAATTCTACCGGAGTTATTGTTGCACGTCTTATTAAGGCCGCTGGCTCGTATCCGTCTGGCGTTCCTGGTATTGACATTAATGGTGATATGGCATTAAGTGGTGCTTCCGGTGATGCATCTGATCAGAATACTTATTGCGAAATTAAATTAGTTATATAATCGAACAAAATATTTGTTCATTTTGTAGGTTTTTTAAAACCCTATAAAACAACAGAGGAGAATATAAAATGGCTATTGATAAAAAAGCTGTAAACGCAGAGAGAGAAGCTCTTATTGCTCAGGCACTTGATACACCCGAAGGTAGAGTCGCCCTTGCTCAGGCAATGGTTGAACCTATTCGTAGGGCTCTTGAGTACCAAGCTGTAGGACGTAAACTTCTTATGGTTGATGAGCTACCTCAGGGTGCTTATGCTCGCTATGAGAAAGATGTTAGAGCTACCGCATATGTCATATCGAGACGTGGTGCTGTACCTGACATGATCGTAGAAGGAGAAGAAATTCTTGTTCCTACGTTCGAAATTGCTACTAATCCAACGATTCGTTTGAGTGAAGTTAAGGCTCGTAGATTCTACATCGTAGACCGTGCCCAGATTAAGGCTAAGGAAGCTATCCAGAAGGAAGAAGATTTAAATATCTTCAACGCAGTTCTTGCGGCTGTTAATGACACCCATACTGTTGTGTCTACTGGTGGAGCACTTTCCCTTAACGCATTGAACCAATGCTTCGCTACGATCGAACAGCACGATCTTACGGTAGGAAAGATTGTTTGCCATGCACTTCGCTATGCAGACATCCGTAACTTCGGTAAGACAGTCTATGATGAAGCAACGCAGAAGGAAGTCTTGACGACTGGTTTGTTTGGTCATCTTTTCACTGCTGACATTCATGTTAGCTCGAAGATGCCCACAGATACAGTTATCTTGCTTGCCCCAGCAGAGTATGTTGGTGCATTCCCGATTCGTCAGGATATCACTGTGCTTCCCGCAGATGATCCTAAAAAGCTAAGGCTTGGATGGATAATTTACGAAGAAGTCGGTATTGTAATCATCAATGATTACGCAGTTGCTAAAATAACTGTTACTGCTGGTAGCTAATCGTTAGAAATTTAAAGAAAAGGGTGGTTCGCCACCCTTTTCTTTTGTATAATAAGTAATAAACTAAGATTAGGAATTCAAATGACTGTAGAATCTAAAATACATAAGAATGAAGATTTACAGAAACTAAAAGAATATTATATTGACAAAAAGATGTCCACAGTAGACATAGAACAAAATAGTGAATCTATTTTTGGTTTTTATATTAGTAGAGGTACTATTTACAGAACGCTTAAAAAACATAATATAAATGTGCGCAATAAGTCTGTAAGTGTTTCAAGGGCGATGTCAAACTTAGATTTAGATAAGATATATGTAAATGAAAATATTATAGAATGGATAGATGGGTTTAATTTGGGAGACGGCTATATCAATTGGGACAAAAGGGGAGGATTGACAAAAGGCGCAAGGTTTGTAATAGGATCAATAACAAAAAGTTGGTCTCAATATGCGATGTCTGGACTCAATATATATTCTCCATCAGAATTAAAACAATATGGTAGGGTTAGAAAAAGAACCCCTAATTTAAGCTGGGTTTCGCAAACTTGTACCCATCCTGACATACAATATCAAGCTGATAGATGGTATCCAAATGGTAAAAAGAAAGTTCCTAAAGACGTTCGTATTACTCCAACTAGCATTATGTTGTGGTATTTAGGGGACGGGAGCATAGTTGTTGATAATAAAACCAATGCAGTTTGGGCTCAATTTGCAACTTGTTCATTTGACAGAGAAGATATACATAATATTTTAAGGTTTAAATTAGAAAACTTAGGAATCAGAACCAGATATAATAAAGGCAAAAATGATATTATTATTCCTTCTAATGCCATTAGTAAATTCTTTAATCTAATAGGCCGCAAATCACCAGTTCCTGAGTATCAGTACAAATTTGAATATCCTAAATGGTTAGATTTTATTCGTCTTTCTGAAATAGTTAAGAACGACAAGGAAAAATATAGGGCTCAATATTATTATAAAACAGGTCAAATAGAATGTTCTAAAAGTCCTGGTGGTAAAATGCTTCTTTTTACAGAAAAACAGGCTGAAAAATTAAAGAATAAATTATGTAATCGTTAGAAATTTTAAAAACCCCTGAGATTAATTTTTCAGGGGTTTTTTATCTTTTTATCTTTTTATCTTTTTATCTTTTTATCTTTTTATCTTTTTATCTTTTTATCTTTTTATCTTTTTATCTTTTTATCTTTTTATCTTTTTATCTTTTTATCTTTTTATCTTTTTAT